GAACCTCTCACCTCGGTAATTGATCGCCATATAATCCTCAGAGTAAAGCGGCCCCGAAGGGCCGCATACATCTTAGAGTGCCGCGTCAAACAACATCTCAACACCGTAGCTGTCATCAAGCTCTGCAACACCGTAGACGGCAGTAGCATTAAGCTCGAATGCACGGTTAGATGCGTCACGCTCAGTCTCAAGGTTGAAGTCACGCTTCATGGCCATACAGATAGCCTCGCGAGTGAAAACGCACCCTTTAGCATCATCACTTCCATCAACTGCGACGTTAGCTGACTGGTACACTTCGATACCGCCGACAGAGCCTACAAAACCGTTGCGCATTGCTTCGTTCTGCAGGTCACCACCGTTAGGGTTAGCGAAAGTGTTAGTCAGGTTGGCTGACAACTGATAAGCGTGGAAAGGGTGAACAACTGCGTATACAGGACCAGTCGCCTTGTTAGCTCGCAGAGTCGCCGCCGCTTTGAACAAATCAGCAACAGTAATTTCCTGACCTGCCGCACCAATTGAAGTAGAGAAACCATCAAACAAAGCGATAAGGTCTTGGTCGATCTTGGTAGCGATAGCATTACCCAAAACAGTGCCAAGCTCTTGAGCAGGGTTGCCCGCGCCCATTGCCGCCATGTCAGTAAGCAATACCTGCGCACCAACTTCGCCGACAGTAACGCTAACGCTTGAAGTGCTGACAGTAGTTGAAGACATATCAGTGCCTTCAGTTAAGTCAGCCGCCGCGATTGCAGGGTACTTTGGCACTTGGATAGTAGTGCCAGCCACATTACCGATGTCGTATCGAGTAACAAGACCTGCCATGAGTGAGTTTTCTTCGGCCGTAAAACGAGCGGCCGCGATGATGTTGCTGAAAAGATCCGTCAAAGTTGAACTAGTAGTAGCCGCCATGATTGTAGTCTCCTAAGTAAGCGGTTTATTTTTGCGCTAACCGCATAGCTCGATAGGCTTCTTTGCCTCCGCTATTCCAGTTAGCAACCATATCTTCCGCCGACATAGGTTTCGACGTGGAACCACCAACCGCCCCCTGTGATCCTGCGCCACCTGCTGACGCCTTCACAAAGTGCGGGTTCGTTGTCAAGAAATCACCGACTAGCTCATCAACGGTTAAGAGGTCGCCTTTGTCGTTGTAGCGTGGCGTTCCGTTCGCATCGTAAACTTCTGCGGTGCCGTCTTCAGACAGCCGAACCGAGCCACGTAGCAACTGACTGACTTGCTCTGCCGAGACTGCATTGTTTCGGCTTGCCGCTGACAGTAGCGCCCCATCAACCAATTGGCTTTCAAGGCGTTGCTTGTACGTCATGATTTCTTGATCTTTCTTCTCAACGGTCTGCTTTAGAATTGACTCGAACTCGCCGCGCTCTTTCTGCTTCTCAATTTCAGCCTCTTGCTGACGTTGTAAAAGCGACTTTGCCTCGTCGATGTCGATACCGTCCAGCCTCTTTTCGTACTGTCGCTTAGTGCGAGCAACACGATCAGCCACTATTCGGTCTAACTCCTCTTGCGTGAACGTCTTTGAATCCTGAACTTCTGGTGTTTCCACTGCGGCTTCAGTTACCGCGTCTGCCATGATTTCATCGCTCATGTTTACGAATCCTCTTACGAGTAGGTTAATTGTATCAAATTAGCGTGACTTACGCTTTTTCTTGCGCTTGTCTTTCTTATGATAAGGCATAATGACCTCCTTAGTCAGGTATTGGCACCCACCAGTGCCGACAGTTGTAGCCACCTCTTACACGGAACGGGTCGCCAGAGCGTTTGCCAGCCCAACTATCGTTCCATATCTCATAGATTTCTTCGGTCGTGTATTCCTTACCGACGTGCCGCTGACAGAATGGACGAGTCGATTCGATCGTGTCGCCCTCGTATCTGAACGTGGTAATGCCAGCCTCTGCCGCCGCCGCTTGCTGTACTGACGAACTAAACTCAAACAGTGCGTCATGTAGCATCGTCTTAGAGTAGCGTTGCAGATCAGCGTCGAGCAGGTTGTTAAGCTCTGACAGGCTTGCCGAGAAAGGCGTACCCGACAGCGTGTTGTTGTACACCTGCTGATACAGTGCCTCTGCAAAGTCGTCAGCCAGTGCCTCGTGGCCTGTAAAGCTGAACTGCTGAAGCTGACCGATAACCGACTGCGGTACACGGAACTCTGCGAACTGCTCCATAAACTCCTGCGTCAATGCGACCGCGTCAGGGTACTCGCGAATAATGTCATCAATGACCGTCAGGTACTCATCGCGTACAAGGCCGTCTATTTGCGCTCTAAGGGCTAGTGCGGCATCTAGGTCAAACAACACACCATCACGCAAAGGAAGACCAGCAAGCGCATCTGTGAGCCTTAACCGCAATGACTCCATAGCACGCAAAAGGCGACGCTCATGCGCCGAGGTCGCCCGCTCTAGTGCGCGTGTGAGTTCCTCACTGTCCATCGGTCAGCGTTTGCACTGGCTCTACTAACTGGTCGCCGCCAGCAATCTCATCAAGGCCAATCTTTTCGCGCACCTCGTTAGGCGTCACCAATCCGCTGTCAATGTGGTACTTGTAAATCTGCGTCTCTTTCGCAAAGTCACCGACCGCTGTAGTCGCCGTTTCAATCTCAGCGTGTGCCTGTGACAGCACCTGATCATCAAGGACAAGGTCTGCGATCTGCTTGTCAATCTCACGCAACAAGGTGACAGACTTGACGCCACTCGACCGAGTCTTTTGCAGGAAGTTAAGCTCTTGCTCGTAGTCGCGTATGTCGAAGCTGTCGGGGTAGCTAATCTCTACCTCGTGCAGATTGTGACCCTGCCATGTACACCACAACTGCCATAACTGCTCTTCAGCTAACTCTAGTATGTCAGCCTTCTCAGATAGCTTTGCGTTGAGCATTTGAAACTCTGTCTGCATAGCCACGCCTGACTGCGTCATTGCCTCTGTGCCGCGTACTGCGCCCATGTGAGCCATACGGTTAATGGACTCGATCTTGTCGTCTATAGAGGCTCTGATGGCGTCTAGGTTAGCCCCTGACGGTTGCATCTGGTACGGCTTCAGTGCCGCGTCCATATCATCGCTAATGTTGATGACCGCACCTGCGCCTGCACTAGCATCCGTGTCGTAGGTCTTTACCAGCGTCGGGTGGTTAGAGATTCGTATCAGTTGCTCGATTTCTGATAGCTCTTGGTAGATAGCCTGTTGCATATAGGCGATGTCGGATATGTCAGATATGCCGATACCGCGCACGACCGATCGGTTAGACGGTAAATGCACTGCGGGTATCTTGCCGATAGGGTTGTCGATCGTCTCGATAACTTTGGCCTCGTCACCGTGGTAGCGCACAAGCTGTATCTGCTCTTTGCTCCAGATGCGGAAGTACGTTTCTGTCGTCGTCCCGTCGATACGGTTTACTGACTCGCGCACCTTCATGTAGGTAAGCTCATGCCGACCGCTAGGCATCCGCTCATACTTCCAGTCGTAGACATTCTCAGGGGTTATGAGTGTGACGTATGGCCGTATCTCTTGCGCCAGCTCCTCTGCTCTTGTCCCTGCTGTCGATTGCGGCTTGTCGAGCATGATCCAGACGTGACCGTAAACGCTAGACCATATCTGCGCCTCGCGCATAAAGCTGTTAAAGTTTTGGCCGTCAAGGTTGGCGTCCTTTAGAAACGCCTCTAGGTCGGCACTGCCTTCCATCTGCTGAAAGTTACGAGTCGGCGGTAAGCGCCACAGGAACGACGAGTAAACGTGTACGACGTTACGGCAGTGGTTGTCTAGCGGTGTTAAGGCTAGGCGTCTGCTGTAGGCGTTCTTGTCCTCGTTAAGGTAGCTCGTTAGGTATGAGCCATCACGGTAGTCCTGCCCGCCCATGTACGAGCGCAAATAGAACTCCCATCGGTCTAAATTGTTTTCGTAATCGGGGTGCTGGTACTCAATATCTTCGTAATACATTTACGTCCACCTCTGCGGTGCTGTTGGCTGATGCGCCTTTCTGATTGGGAATAGATACTCAACCGCATAGCCAAGCGCATCGTTCATGTGATCAAAGCCGTCCTTTTCTGGCTGGCTGGTGCCTTCCTTGTAGGTATGGCGTTCCAATGACTCGATCACCTTCTTGCACTTAGGGTCAACGTATAACCGTCGCTGTCCATCGTTAGATAGTAAACGACTGTTTACCGCGTTTATTCTGTCCCGTACTGCCGCATGAGAGTTTCGGACGCGTACCTCGAAACCAGCGTTTTGCAATATAGACAGATCAGTCCTGCCACCCGCACTCGTCTTACGCTGACGTGATGCAGGGTCAGGGTATATCACTATTGTACCATTTCCGTAGCGTTCGCGAAGCTCTGCGACCATCTCGTCTGTGTTACTGCCAAACATGACTATTTCGTCGAAGATGTGGAGCGTGTCGCCCTTGCGCGTCATAAGGACGGCAGACATAGGATCAAGGTTAAAGTCCATGCCTACATGGATGACAGAGCGGTCGCCATCGTGTCGCTTGACCGACTCCTCTCGCTTAAATCCGTAGTAGATGATGCCGCTGTAATTGACGAACTGCGCCTCGTATTCCTGCTGAAATGTGCGCTCGTCGAGGTCTGCTTTAGCCGACTCTATTTCGTCCGCTGGTACGTTGCCGCCTTCAATGGTCGTGTACTGGTAACTTTGCCACCCGCCGTCGTGATCAATGCCCTTACCGTACAGGTCATAAAAATGGTTACGGCCTTTTGGTGTGCCGATGAACAGCGCCGAGCCTTGTTGTCCTCGACCTGATAGCGATGGGCGTATGACCTCGTACCACGCCTCTTTGCGCATATCAGCAAACTCATCTAGCACCACAAAGTCTACTGCGCGGCCTCGTAAGTTGTCAGGCTTCTCAGCGCCTTTCAGCGATATGCTTGAGCCGTTTTTAAAGTTAATAGTCAGGGCTGTTTCGTTGGTCTTATCAATGTACTCGCGTGGTATCTGACTAGTCAGCATATCCCATGCAATCTCTTTAGCCGCCTTGTAGGTCGGTGCCACATACCAGACGTTCTGATCAGGCTTGCTGAGTGCGCGATTAAGTAGCTCTGCTGTACTGAGAAAGGTCTTGCCGAAACGCCTACCCGCCACGACTACACGGAAGCGTTCAGTGCTTTGGAATATGTCAGACTGCGGAGGTGTCAGGCGCATTCGTAAGCTGTATGACGACAGGCGGCAGATCAGTCACTTGTGTCTGCTCCTCTTTCATGTCTGGCAGGTACTTGTTCAGCAGTCGTATCCGTTGCTCGTTTGCCACTTTTAGCTGTTGCAGGCGCTTATCGAAATGCTTGTCTTCTTCTGGGTCAAGCTCTTCAATTTTCTGAATGTTATCAAAGACGTAATCGAGCCGACCCCTTTCGGCTAAATACAGCCGTAGTTCGTCTTGCCGAATGCCTCTTTCACGTTGCGCTCTAGTCTTCGCCATCGTCTATAGGGGACGGGATATTCGCGGCCCATAGTAGGCCATGCGTTTGCCCGTCTTTAATCTCTCCGCGTTTGATGTCTTGGTCTGACAGGGGATACGTCTCTACTTCGCCGTCATCGAATGCGACGAGGTAGCTACCTTCTTGTTTAGGCATACTGCCAACTGCTACAGGATGCCAGTCTATCGTTACGGTCTGCAACATATAGGTGTCCCCCAGCGCCATTATACATCATATAGTAAATAGGCATAAAAAAGCCCGCACTAGGCGGGCAACTCACAAAGCTACGGATCGTAGCGGATAATTTCGAGCGGTGGTTCGTCGTTCGTTCTTAGCTTTACCACCCTAAAGTCTGACAGTACGGCGGCGTCTTCCTGCCACCTCTTTGACATGGACTCTGCCGCTCTAAGGGCAATAATCCAGTCTTCAGTATCCTCGTCACTCAGCGACGCAAGTCTCATCATAAACGCCTCTAAAGTCAGGGTGTCCGTCCTGCCCATCTGTTTTCTCCCACAACTCCACGAACTCGCAGTAAATGTCTTGCTGTAAGACTGCCTCTTCGTAGTCACCCTGCCCCGCTATCCCGAATGCAAACAGGACTAGCACTATCCCTATTATCAGCACCGCATACGCGTCCGTCGATAAGTCCCTCATAAATATCCCTCACTTTGCTATTGTTGCGCAACTTATTTAAAGCCGCTTCCTCGATTTGTCTTACACGCTGACGGCTGATGCCAAGCTCTGCGGCTATCTCAGCGTATGTCATCTTTTCTACAAATTTGCTGTCCACGCTACCCCCGTAAGGCCGCTTATGCGACCTTGCCAGTTATCTTGCTTATAAGCTCGTCGTGTGAATCAGCATCGCAAATCGTAATCGTAAGCAACGAACTAAAGCCGTTATCGTTGCGCTTATCAGCAAACCAGCGACTGCCCACCTGACTAATGGTCAAGTATTGGCGGTAATTACCAAAAATAAAACAGGCCGCATAAGAAAACT